ATAATGGCAGCTTTAGTTAAAGCACTTAGTGGAAGAAAGATAACTATATTATTCGATGCGAAACACTTACTCACACAAACTTATAAATTTCTTACTGACGAGTGCGGAATTGATAATGTTGGCCTATGTTATGGTGAAGGTTATATTTACGGGGATATTATGCTTTGTACGGTCCAAAGTATCGAAAAGATTCTCGATACACATCTGGAAGAAACTGAAGTGCTGATGGTGGATGAGTGTCACAAGTTTGCTAATGGAGTTCATAGACTAGCAGCCATTAAGAGCTTCCCTAATGCCCAGTACAGGCTTGGATTCACAGCCACCGTACCCAGAGAGAGTATTCCCCTTCATAACCTAGAGGGGGCCTTGGGAAAGACCCATGAGGTTAGAACTACTAAAGACTTAGTAGATGAAGGGCACCTCACTAAACCCAGCATACAAATGATTTCTATGGATCACCCTAAAGAAAATTGTCAGGGTTACAACTATAATGATATGTATGAAGTTTTAATAGTAGAAAACAAAGAAAGAAATCAGAAAATAGTCGATATAGTAAATAATATAAGGAGTAACCATGACAATGCGCGTATACTTATCCTCGTCAACAGACTTGAACACGGTCAAAACCTTCAATCTATTCTTGAAGGCCCATGTTTTTACCTTAGAGGAGAAGATGATATCGGGGAAAGGTATTCCACGATCAGAAGGTTTGTCTCTTGTCCAGAGTCTTCAGTCCTACTTGGCACCCGAATTCTGGAAACAGGAGTTGACATTCGTGAGATTACACATTTCATCAATGCTAGAGGTCTTAAAAGCCCAATTGCAACAATTCAAGCCTTGGGACGATCTCTCCGCTTGCATGATGATAAAGACCAAGTTTTCATCTATGATTTCATGGATAAAGGACGATATCTTGCAACACATTCAAGAAAACGATACAATACCTACAAAAAAGAAGGACACGAAGTAGAAATATTATGAAAAACCCAGATTATAAAAGCAAAGAGCAGTTAGATAAGGAATGGGCAGAGCTTTCGGAGCCAGAAAGGAATGTAATTAAGCAGTTAGGTACAGATATCCTAAGATTCCATAAAAAAAAGAAGCATGTTTCTTTAGAAAACTTGGATACCTTAAATGGATACCTGGATACTTTAACTATTTTTGTTAAAAGTTATAGTAAGAGAGTTATTACCTTACTTAAACAAGGTAATAAGTTAGGCTAGTTAATTCTCTTACAGGTGAATGTAGAGCCTTTATTCATTAAAACCGCATTGTTTCCATCTAATTTACAGGTATAGTTATTTGCTTCGCAGTACCCCACCCATTTGATCATTATATCATGAGGATCTATATTGGTTCTAATAACCTGCGCCTTATCTATTTTTTCGACTTCAGTACCTCCTAGACCATCAGTTTTTACTATAGAAGTAGTAACTGTTGTTGGGCTAGAAGCAACTATAATACTTCCTTGCATTTCAAACTCATACCAACCAGCATTAGCTAAAGTAAAGTAACTTTCGGTGGAATCCCAAGTTATATGACCAGCATCAATTTCAGTAGTTGATTGAGAAGATCCTGAAGCAAAATAATAAGGATCACCAGTATTCTCTCCATCATCAGCAGTAACTTCAACAAAAGACCAAGGTGGTGGAACTGGACAAGAACTTACTGTGATGGAGGAAGGGGCAGCACTAAGAGCAGTATTTATATAAAGTGTGCCTATAGTTAGGGGGTCTGGGGTAGCAGGGTGAGTTACAGCAGAGGAACTCCAAGTAGATCCTGTATAAACTAAAGAATCACCTGATGTAGGTGACATAGTAGAGCTTACATCAGTTAATTCTGGGAGAGAGATATCTACAATAGCACCTTCAATAGTATCTCCACTAGCAAACTCTCCTATTCCAGAAAGAGTTCCATCATCGTCATATTCTAACTTAAGGGGTTTAACATCAGCCATGATACTTTATTATAGTTATCTTCCACCCTTTAGGGTCTGCCCATCACCAATATCTACACTATCTGAAAAAGCTTCTGTAGTTTCATTAAAAAAGGTAACTTGGATATGAGCATTAAAAGTCGCATTCGCATTAATAGCGTTTACTAATTGAGCAATAACTGTAGAGGGGGGAGAAGCATCTTCTTTGGTAATAGTATTTAATCTAGTTCCATCAGGAGCATAAAGTCTAAATCTATATTTAGTAGTAGTAAGTTTTAATAAACAGGCTACATACCCATTACCCTGTCTTCCTCTCTTCTTAGCAGATACTTTAATAACAGGATTAGAACTATCTGAAAAAGTAGTTGAAGCCTTCTTATTATTTCTTTTTGTAGTGTACCCACCAGCCTTAGTAGAGGGATTAACTATAGTTTGCAGAGCTTTAAACATTTATTCCACTGTATATTCTTTCCAGGGTCTAGCAATATCTAGCCTAGCGTTAGCTTCATTAACTAATCCATAAGTGACGACATATCTCGTATCATCACCCCCTGACTGTGTAATAATAATAGCTGTAGTAGTGTCTGCACCACCAAGACTTATAATCAAGCTATCCGACTGCCCCCCAGCTAACCCTAAAGTACCACTAGCACTATTGGATGTTCTAGCATTGGCGTTATTATATCCAGACGGGCCTCTATCTCGACCAGACAGACTCCCCCAAGTATCATAAGCCCCACCCGAAACATGGGTTCCCCCATATAAAGTGTTTATACCGCTGGGAACAACTTGGAACATTTCTGTTCCCGCTACCGAACCACCAGATACATTAGATACTACTACATAATTGCAATCTAATGAAGATCCCCCAGAGTCAGTAAGTAGAACTACATGCGGGTCAGTATCAGTTATATCTATAACTTTATTATATGGTCTGAAATATTCTCTCATTACTGATTCTCCTTCTGATCGTAATCTATATCCACACCATTAATAACATCTGTAAGATCTTTAATGGCTTTCATCATTTCGTCATCTGACATTTTAGGGGCCTCGGCTGCCTCTTTCTCTTCATCAGACACTTCCTCTACTTCTTCTTCCTGAACTTTTCCAGTGTCTGCTTCGTCTTCTTGATCATCATCGTCTTCTTGTTTGTCGTCTTCTTCGTCTTCTTTAGATTTTTTGCCATGTTTCTTGGATTTCTTCTTCTTCTTTTTCTTAGGTTTCTCTGGGGTTTCAGACTCTTCATCCCCTTCTGAGGTGTCCCCATCCTCAGAATCGTTCTCCACTAAATTAGTAGCTTTTTCAAAAGATTTTTTAATTTCATCGAAAGAGAAACTTTCCATTAAAGGAATAGTTTCTTTTGAGTAATCAGCGTGTTGGAAAATTTGCTGAATTATATTGTTTATATCAATACTTTGTATACCGTCCTTACCTTTTAATTCAGAAGAGAATTCAGTAAGCACTTCTTTCAAGACACTATTCTTAGGGGCGATCCTAGAGAGAGATTCAAAAAGAACCACCTGAGTATTAATTAAGCTCTTATAGGAGTGAGATTCTTTCAAGTACTGTAAGTTAACTCCATACTTCTCACTTAGCAAGTGAGTTAATTGATCTCTAGCAGGTTTCTTCATTTCGAATAATCTACTGGCATACCCTTTTAACTCTTTCTCTGAGATATGGTCTGTTTGGGATCCTATGTTACGGGATAAGGTTTCAAAAAGTTTCTTTTTAGATATTAAAGCTATGTAAGGTAATTCTTTTATAGCCTCAGTTAATGCTTGCTCCACCTCTTGATCAGTAGCGAACACCTTACTTGATAAATTATCAATGACAGCAGTATCAGCCCATACTAAATCAAAAGAGCTTTTAGCCTCTAAAAGCTCCTTCTTAATCAACTCCTGCTTGCAAATCATTTCATAGATTGATTTTTTAGAATTATCAGTAAACTCAAACCTGCTGGCTTTTTGTAAATCCTCTAATTTCAACATAGGTACATTGAAGGCATTAGCTACTGCTTCGGAAAGCTTTAGAGAATTTAGAATTTCAGGAACCTGTGTTTTGATCCCCTCTTGGTTTTCTGCTAAAAACTGTACTAGTTCTGGGATTACCTCCACAAAACGCCCAAACTCAGTAGACTCTAGTATACTGTGAGAATTACTAAAAATAGCAGTTTTCTTTTTAAGTTTTTCAGAGATATTAGAGTGATGAGTTCTAGATGTAAGAATATCTACTACATCAGAAAAAGTATTCTCAGCACTTGTGTACTCGTCATGGTACAGACTCTCTAAAAATAAAGAAATTTGATTGGAAACACCATGATCAAATTTCTCATCATCTGTAAATATTGAAGAGTCTTGAATAACTATATTTTCAAGAATGTATGAATTATTATTAACTAAATAGTTACCTGAAATAATTTGATTGTTCTCTGTCAGGTAGGTAACCACCTTCTCTACTCCGTCCATTGAAAATAACTGCACATTCTCTCTAATAGAATACCCCAAATAATCACCTAATTTGATGAGATCAGATATTTTTTTATTTCGAGTTTCAAATATTTTTAGCATATATATACTCCAAGATTAATAATCCTCTTTATTATATAGAAGATATTTTTTACATAAATTATAAATTTTTCAGTTTTAATGCATCTATCGACTCGATTAGACGCATTTGTTTACTTTCTTCCCCATATTTATCAGCAATATGGGATTTTATTAGGTTCACACTCTCGGCTGTTGCCTTTTGAGCGTTGGGTTGTGCCCCTGGGAGAGGAGCTTGTCCAGGAGCCCCTACAGTTTTATTTCCAGCCACAGGACTATCCCCACCACCACCTCCTCCAGGAGCAGGAACTCCTAAAGCCTGACTTTGAGCAGCCTGAGAAGCCATCTGCTGGGATTCTTGCTCCATCTGCTCCTTACGCTCGTCCTCCAGACCCTTCTTAGTGACCTCTATCTCCTGATCGGTCATATCGTATAGTTCTTTGTAGATAGTATCGGTTGGAAAAAGTCCTGTACCCACCACAGCCTGAACCACTCTAGCTTTAGCTTCATCTATTTCCAATTTTCTTTTAGTAAATATATCAGAGGGGTCAGGTAAATGAATAGTGAGATCATTAATTAAAACTTGCGGGAATTTTTTTAATTTTAAATGTCTTTTAGCTATAGACTCTAACCCCATAGAGACACATTCTTGTACCCTAACTATAGTTCTAGCAAATTTAACATCTAATTGGGCCAAGTTAGCCTTTCGTTCAGGAGACTTATCAAATTCAACTATATAATCTTTAGGTATTTTAAGGGTAGCAAGTAATTTATCTCTAAAATACTTTACATCATCCACCTCTCCAAGGTTCTGTCCACCAGGAAGAGTCTCAATCTTAGTACCAGAGCCTCCCCTCGTAGGAACAAAATAATCCTCATCAGCAGCCAAAGGATTGAAACGAGCATCCACCTGACCATTAGCATAAAACTTCTCTTTCTTATACCGCTGTTTAATATCTTCTAAGAAAGCTTCAGCTTTGGAGGAAGGTAGATTACCAACATCAATATAAAATATTCTTCTCTCGGGGGCTCTTGCTAATCTATAGACCATCATAGCATCTTCCATTAGCTTCAGAGATCTAAAGATACTCACAGCCCCAGAGGCAATAGATTTTCCATAGGGATAGTACTTAGGGTCAGAAGTATGAAGTCTGTAGTGAACAATCTGGTTTTTATCTAGTTCAATATACTTTTCATTTCTTTCAAAGGGTTCTGGGGCACTCTCAAAGGATACTTTGTCTGGAATCTCCTGTAGGAACTTCTCCAAATACCCATAAGAATCTTCCACCCTGATGATATAGTTGGGGTTCAATATCTTAATTCTACGCAACCCCAAGTCAGGCTTCTTGACATCTGCTATCAACTCCATAAAGCAATCACCGTACTTGACCGTATTTCTAACCACATCCCAATAAGTCTTCCTTAACTTTAGTTTAGTAAATAATTTATTAACTTCATTTACAACTAGTGTGCTATCAGAATTAATAATCCATCGTCTATTTTTAGTATCTCTTTGAGTAGATTCATCAGCATAGATATCAAAGGCAGCCGTAATCTCAGGGTAATCATCCATCCTTTCATACTCTTGATATCTCTTCTTTCTGTTAACTTCTACCTCAGGAAGAAAAGGTAGTTTTTGGCTGTAGCTACTTAGCCTAGGAGGAGTAATTGGTCTTTCTGGGTTTATTATTACATCCCCAGACATCTTATCCTGTTTATCCAGGTAAGGGATAGCAGGAGTAGCAAAAAATCTAGCAAAGAATTTCCCTATCTTTCCCCGTGGATAAGCATAGGTAGTTCCTTGCCCAGGACTACCGAAGTCAGTATACCCAGGACCAGCGTTCTCATTAAGTTTATTATTTTTTATTTCAGTAGCCATGTCATATCTTCCTTGCTCATACCACCCCAAGTTTTAACGCTCTGAGCCTTTATAGGGGCTAACAGCTTCTCTACAGGCTTTTTACCACCCTCATCAATAAAACTAACAGGAGAGTTCTCTAAATATGTAGTCATCCCAAAGGCACAGATAGCCAAACTACTTACCAAATCATCATGTTTTGATCTCTCTGCTTGTGGCTTTCCTGTCATGGAGACTATAAAAGTGTTTAGTTCATCAACAGTACGCTTAGAATTAATTTTAAGTTTGTTTAGCCTCAAACACTCTTCCATCATAGCCAACATATGGTCCCTATTTTTTGTAGTAACCTGAACTCCTATATTTCTCTTTTCATCAAAATACAAATTCTCATACCCCAACCTCTCAAACAAATGATCTATTAAATTATGACCTATAGAGTTTCTCTCTAAGATAATTACAGCTAGGTTGTACTCTTGCCCAACAGTGCTTAAAACTTGGGCTAATTCATTTATAGGGGTAGTATTTGAATAATACTCTGCTACCTGCTCCCCACTATAAGTATCTATAACATGAAAAGCTGAGTAATCTCTGCTTCTGCCCAAGGAAACATCTACCCCTATCAAATACTGTCTTCCAGGCTCAGGGCTCTTCCAAACATACATTCTGTTATTGTAGGTTCTATAAATAGCATCTTCTGTTCTGGTATACATATTGGTCAGAATAGTACCTTCTATATAAGTATCACCCGTACCAAGAAACTCACATTCGTACTCCTGAAGCCACTTCTTGTGGCTCATGTTAGATTTAGTAGTCTCTTCCCATTTATCAATAAGGATCGGGGGCTCTCTTTTCTCCATAGCAGAGTATAAATGTTCATACCCATCCATTCTATTGTACTCTGGGTGATCATGCCAATCAATCTGAATAGGGTGAAAAGAGTTTGCTCCCTCCATAGCTTTATACCAAGCATCATAATACCAGTTTCCCACACCATTAACAGTTGACAGGACGAATGCCCGACCACCAGTTGAAATGATAGGATATACAGCAGCCCAAATACTTTCAATATGCTCAATGAAAGCAGCCTCATCTATAAACAAGAAAGAACCAGCAAGAGAACGACCCGACTGCTTACCAGAAGGACGAGATTTAATAATAGAACCAGTACTAAGTTTTAAGTTATGCATATTCTCTTGGAGGATCTCAGGCTTAAGGAATATTGGAAGCTCATCAAACATGATTTTAATTCTATCTAAAATCTCTGTAGACTCCGTATCTCCCACAGACAAGAACACGATAGTTTTATGATTTTGAAATATACACATCCACAAAGCATAGGAAGCAGATATGGTAGTACAGCCAGCCTGACGGAACTTACGAAGGATATTAAATCTATTATTCTCTAAACAATCGACAATCATCTTTTGGAACGGGTATAATTCAAATGGGACCAGTCCTCTAACAGGGTGTACAACTTTGATATACTTAGATATAAAGTAAATAGGATCTTCTTTACACTTCCTATATTCTTCTTTCAGATCTCCAAAATTTAAATTTTTCATGAAAATATATGCTTTTATATGTACCCGTCAGGAACCTCTATCTGATTATACACACAAACTACTCTCCTATTTATCTAGATGTAAAATAGAAGTGAAAGTTCTTGTTAATAAGGAAAGTATTTTTGATGCCTACTCAGAAGCTATTAAAACTATTATCTTAAGAGACTCTGATATAGTAATCTTCTGTCATGATGACATTGAAATCATTATGGACCCACAAAAGTTTGTAGATGTTCTAGTACATGCTGCTAGAAAAGAAAAGAGCGGTTTTTTTGGTCCTGCTGGCACAACACACCTTTCTGAAGATGCTGTGTGGTGGAATAGAGGGGTTTGGCAAGCAGGTAAGCATAGAGGGTTCGTATTGCACGGCACAGATATAAAAACTGCTGAATATACAATTTACGGTAATCCAGGAAGAGTTGTTTGTCTAGATGGTTTATTTTTAGCAGTTAACGGAAAAACACTCCAATCTCTTAATTTAGAAAAACCAACTTACTTTGAGGGGGAGTGGGATTTCTACGATATTCACTACACTGTGCAAGCACATAAAAAAGGCTTCTATAATACAGTGGAACCTATCTTTATGATTCACCATTCTAAAGGGGAATTGGTAGGGAGAGATTCATGGCATAAAAATAGGGAGCAGTTTATAAAACACACTACCCTTCCTATAAAGGTATAATTATGGATTCACTAGAAGAGAAGTATTTAAAGTTATTAGCAGAGGTAGACAGGCTAAAAGATAGTAAAGAATGTACCAACACTTTAAATAACTGCAATAGAGCATATACTGACTGTATGAATCTTAGAAGAGAGTTAGTAGGGAATATTAAAGATCTTTATGCTATGTGGCTACCACCTAAAGTATACTCTTTCTTTTCTACTATGAAATCATGGATTAAAACTGGGTTTAGAAAATCAGAGTACGCAGACGCTAGACTTGAGATATGCAAGAAGTGCGATCATTTTAATAATAATCTATGTTCCTTATGCGGTTGTTACATGCAAGGAAAAACTAAAATGGCTGCTGCTTCTTGTCCCATATCTAAATGGAAAGCAGAGAAACTACCTCCAAAGAAAACTAAGGATTAAACCTTAGTTCCGTACTCGTTGCCTCCTGCTATAGAGCCCAGTTGTTTTTGGGGGGCTCTTTTTGTCCTTTGAGTGATTAACCCCCTCAGTTTTTCTTTACCGCTAATTGTTCTAGCACCAGTCCCAGCAGTAGAAATTGTAACAGTTTCTAATAGTTTAGCCATCCTTAGATAGGAAGTACTTTCTTTTGTAGGTAATCCAACATATCCTCCGTGTGCAGGTTTTCTTCCCCGTGCAACACCTTTAACAATCGAAGTAGCAACCCCCGCAATCTTACTACTTCCTGCTTTCTGACGCTTTTTCTCTGAGGAAACTCCTGGAGAGTCAGGTTCCTTCCTAGTTCCATCACCAGTTAAAGGCTGGTTTGCTGCTATTTGTAATGTATTGCTATCTCCTCCCCCAGAGTCAGGAGTTTTTGGTTTACTTCCACCATTTCCTCCCGCACTGTGAGATGGTTTCCTGTCTTTTGCTGCTAATTCAGTAGCACCTTGGAAAGATGTCGCAAAAGCTTTTTGTTGTTCTGGGTTAAGACCTGTGCCCCTTTCTATTCTTCCTGGTCCTGGCGTAACAGTCGTAGGATTAACAGGTTCTGCATTCGTGGACCGTTGAAGCTTTGCTCGATTAGGATGTCTAGCTGCTCTCCTAGCATCCCTAGC